TGAAAAAATTAAAGGTGGATACAGTGTATTAGGCGAAGCTGATCACCCAGATGACCTCAATATCAATTTAGATCGTGTATCACACATGATCACTGAAATGGATACTGATGGTGCGAACGGTATCGGTAAGCTGAAACTATTGCCTACTCCAATGGGAAACATTTGTAAAACCCTTATTGAGAGTGGGTGTCATTTAGGCGTGTCAAGCCGAGGCAGTGGCAATGTTAATGATAGCGGCATAGTTAAAGATTTTGAAATCATTACAGTCGATATTGTTGCAAATCCAAGTGCTCCTAGTGCTTATCCCGATCCAATTTATGAAAGAGTAATGAATCATAAACGGGGCAATGTATTAATGGATGTCGCTGAAGCAACTAGACACGACAAAGGTGCACAACGTTATCTCCAGGAAGAGGTAACAAATTTTATTAAAAACCTGAGATATAGGAGAGATTAATATGGCTCATGCAATGGATGAACTATTAAACTCAAATACGCTCTCCGAAGAGGTTAGATCTTCACTATCTGAAGCTTGGACAACCCAACTAACAGAAGCTCGTGAGGCAATCACAGCTGAACTTAGAGAAGAATTTGCAACTCGTTATGAAAATGACAAGTCGCAGATTGTTGAAGCAGCAGATAAAATGTTAACTGATGTTATTGGAAAAGAACTCGAAGAGTTTAAAACTGATAAAGCACAGGTAGCAGAAGATCGTGTAGCTTACCGCAAACATATGACAGAACATGCAAAAGTTCTAGATGGGTTTGTAATGGAAGCACTTCGCAAAGAGATTAATGAACTTCGCGAAGACCGCAAGTTGCAAGAAGGTAACATGGCCAAATTAGAAGGCTTTGTTATGGAGCAACTAACCAAAGAGCTCAATGAGTTTCATGAAGACAAACGCTCACTAGTTGAAGCAAAAGTCAAAATGATAAAAGAAGGCAAGGAAGTTATTAATCAAACTAAACAGAACTTCATTAAAACAGCAGCAGGTAAAGTTAATGGCATAATGGAAAAAACTATTAAGTCAGAACTACACACTTTGCGTGAAGATATTCAAACAGCTAAAGAAAATACCTTTGGTCGTAAGATTTTCGAAACGTATGCCGCTGAGTTTATGGGCAGTTATTTGAATGAAGGCACAGAAGTAGCCAAACTTCAAAAAATTGTTGAAGGACTACAAGGTGAGATTAATGGTAAAGATAAAGCCATCGCTGAGAAAGAAGTATTAGTACAAGAGAGTGCAAAAGCCGCTCGTATTGCAAACGATACTGCCGAAAGAAAAGCAATTATGCAAGAAATGATGGCACCACTCAGCAAAGACCATACAGAAATAATGAACGCATTGCTTGAAAGTGTAAAAACTGACAAGCTGCAAAATGCATTCAATAAGTATCTACCTTCAGTACTGAAGGAAGACGCTAAACCTAAGACCAATAAGAAGATGATTAGTGAGTCTAATACAGAAGTCACTGGAAACAAAGCAGAAGCTACAGCATCAGCTGATGGCGGAGCAGATATTGTTTATCTTCGAAAATTAGCCGGTATAAGTTAAGGAGACCTAAAATGGCAGACAATTTAATGGAAAATTGGGGCGCGACTAAAGAAGCCCTTACCGACGGTCTAACTGGAACAAAAAAGCAAGTAATGGAGACTACACTTGAGAACACTAGACGCCACCTCACAGAGGCAAGCGTTGCTGGTTCTACAACTGCAGGAAACGTTGCAACCCTTAACAAGGTTATTCTTCCAGTGATCAGACGTGTTATGCCAACAGTGATCGCCAACGAAATCGTTGGAGTTCAGCCTATGACAGGCCCTGTTGGACAAATCCACACTCTACGTGTACGTTATGCAGAAACTTTTGATTCAGCAACAGCTGGTGACGAAGCATTGAGCCCATTTGCAATCGCAACTGGTTACTCAGGTAACGCAACAACAAACAGAGCAGACGCAACTTCAGTACTTGAAGGTGTTGGTGGTAAGAAAATGTCAATTCAAGTGTTGAAACAAACAGTTGAAGCGAAAACTCGTAAGTTGAGTGCTCGTTGGACATTTGAAGCAGCTCAAGACGCACAGTCAATGCACGGTCTTGATGTTGAAGCAGAAATCATGCAAGCACTAGCCCAAGAGATTACTGCTGAGATTGATCAAGAAGTTATTGCTAGCTTGAATAGTCTTGCAGGTGCAGCTGCCGCAGGTAGCACATATGGTCAAGCCGGTGTAAGTGGTACAGCTACTTTCGTAGGTGACGAACATGCCGCTCTTGCAGTGCTTATCAACAAAGAAGCAAACACTATCGCCTCAAGAACAAGACGTGGCGCTGGTAACTGGGCAGTAGTTAGCCCAACAGTATTAACTGTACTACAAAGTGCTACAACTTCAGCGTTCGCAAGATCAACTGAAGGCACATTTGAAGCACCAACAAATACTAAATTTGTAGGTACTTTGAACGGCACAATGAGAATTTATGTAAACCAGTATGCAGCTAACGACAACGTGCTCGTTGGTTACAAAGGTGCAACAGAAACAGACGCAGCAGCGTTCTATTGCCCATACATTCCGTTGATGTCAAGTGGCACAGTGCTTGATCCGTCAAGCTTCGAGCCAGTAGTTAGCTTCATGACCAGATATGGTTATGTAGAACTAAGCAACCAAGCAAGCTCGCTTGGTAATGCTGCTGACTACCTCAGCTTAGTAAATGTTACTAGCAAC